CCTGTCTAAAATAGCCCCCACGCCCAGATTCAGCTTCTGTGCCAATAGCTACAGTGCGCCAATATTGTGCCTTGGTGGTTTGATCTGTGATGACTTCTGCCAAGTGCCAAGCTAGTTGATAGGCTAGTAACTGCACAAAATATGTTGGCATAGAGCCTTCTGCTATAAGTTTCTGATAATCAATATGTACTTCTGTAAGGTCTGTCATTAGGACTTGGTAGCCACCTGTAGCTTGCGCCATTTCCCAATTACCTACCTGTAACACACCGCCAGGATCAGAAGATGCCCTTACAGCACGTGGCACAAGGTTTACCATGTCATTAGGTAGAAGATATTGATACGTCCATTCACTAGCCGGGGTGTGGCTATCACGGACTAATGTTGCTTTCTTTGTTGTAAAACTCCAAGGATACATGCCAAAGCAAAGTGATTTGACTTCCTTGTATATCTGGTCACAAGCATTAGCTGCAGGCGATCCATCAGAAAAAGATGTGATCGTAGAAGCACCCAAGTAGGTAAGTGCCTTATTACATATCTTAACGTCTGTATCGCCTGCTGCCATGTTATCACCTAGTCAGAATCAGTCTGAGCTATGGTTGTACCATCACTTATATCCACGACCCCTGATGCATTTGAAACAACAGTGTGGATTGATGATGCTAATGTACCACCAGTGCTTGTGACAGAAATGATGACATCACCCACAGCAACGTGTGTGCTTACATCATTAAAGTATCCTGCACCATCAATTGTGCCAACAGCATCTGTTGTGGTGTAGGTAAATAGCTGTGGAGCAGTACCTTTTTTGGACTGACCACCAATGGGATTCCACCCATCCATATCAAAAGCCATTGTGTACCTCCTTAGCTTTCGTCACAGGTTACATCAACGATACCAGCAGTATCGATTGCAACTGCGCCCATAGACAACTTCGCTGTGACAAGGAAGCTAGTCTTTTCCGCGACGTAGTTGATTTCTGTTGATGGGGCCATTGCTACCGCACAACCAATTGCAGACTTGTGGAATGCAAAACATGTACGATCATTTGATGACAATGGCAGACCACCTTCATCCCTGTCTCCAATAACGTGGAATTGGAAGCCGAGGTATGAATTGATCTCACCAGACACGAGGGCACGAATGCTATTGAAATCCGCACTAATTGCCCGCTCATCACCCAACAAACCAGAAAGGTTGTTAGCGTGAATCACAAAGTGACGATCAGTTGGTGGAACATTTCCTGCATCCAATGCTTTCTTAGCTGCCAGAATCTTACCTACATTAAGGTTAGAAGCAGCTGCTGAACCAGAAGTCACCACAGTCTTAGCAACTGTTGTGCCTGCTGATGCAGTGTTGATAGCATCAATAATGATCTGATCTTGACGTCTGCCAATAGCAGAACCAACCACTTGGGCAAGTTCACGGCGTTCATCAAAATTGATCTTAGTTTGCAGAAAAATGTCGGAATATTCTGATGCAGAATAGTCAGACATCGAAACGTTCACGGAAGTGAACGAGCTGTTAAGTGGCACAACGTCTGTGCCAGGATTGCGAAGGGTAGCTTGACCCTTGCCAATTTTAGGGAAGTTTACTGTGTTCCCCACCACGCCAGTGCGCATACGGCAAACATTCTGTAGCTGTGCAGAACCTTGGTAGGCTTGATGCACTTCGCTATCAAAAAGCTGGACGAACGCGGCTGACAGATTTGCTTTGGTTGTCATTTGACATCTCCCAGTTTAAGTTACACTCAAACGCGATTCAGGTTATTGGAACAATCCAGCCTGCGCTTCACAAATATCGTTTGTGCAAACGGTGTATTTCTACACGCCAGATCGGCCCCCTAGTGGGAGTTATCAATCTAGTACAATTTACGTTACAAACCCCAGTTTGTAAACAATAACTTACGTTCCATAGTATTCATTGAATTCCTTTTCTACATTTCTGGTGTAGACAGGATCAGTGCCATACTTAGGATCATTCATTAATACAGCAGCATGTTCTTTGAATTCTTGATTAGACATTCTGCCTTCTGCAGTTGGTGTAGTTGGAATAGGCGTCATGTCACCACTCATCTGGCGTAGCTTGCTAATTACCCTTTGCCCTGCAGCTACATCACCAAGAAAGTAAAGTTCTGCTAAATCATCTTCACTAATAATGCCCTTACGCTCCAGACCATCCATCCAGTCCTTGTTGCCTTTGATAATAGCGTCAGCATTAGGGCCTAGTGCCTTTAGTTCATCTGCCCTATTAACCTGTTGTTGTTGCACTGCATCACCAGACATGCCAACGAATTGCCCTACAATGTCATCAAATCCTTTTTGACTAACATTGTTTTCCTTTGCCCATGCCACAAACCCAGTAAGAAGCGCATCATCTTCTGGTACATTGTATTCAGAAAGCACATCAAGGTTGTACTGTTCTGGCACTTTGTGATCCCCCCGGTGGAACTTCTTTTCTAGTTCACCAAGGCTTTTCATTATGCCTTCAATGTCTGGCCCTTCTTTTTCATCCCAGAACTTTTCTGGAATAAAGTCTGGTCTTACATACAGACCGTCATCATCACCTTCTACTTCTTCTTCTGTTTCAAGGTGCGGGATTTCGGTTTCATTAACATCAGTGCTTTCAGGCTGTGCAGCTTGCACTTTACCCATAAGACCCTGATCTTGATCGCTGTTCTGTTCAGCTGTCTGATTATCCATGTTGTTATCATCCATCTTCTGTCCTTTTTAGTCTCTGTTGTATTTCACGCACAATGCTATTCTGTCCTTCACGGCTATAGCCAAAGGATGAATCTGCGCCTGGAATCCAACAAGGTTGATCTATTGTTATTGATTGTAAGTGCTTTAGGACTTCTTGCCCTGCTTCTGTGCTAAAGCACCGCTTGTATAAAAGATCCATAGACTGCTGTTCAGATAGGTTGTTGAGCCTTACTGTGTCTGCAGTTGAATTTACACCATCCCATCCGGGGGTGTTGATGGATCTAATCTTTTCTGCTTGGTTAGCCATCTGTCTGTCCTTCTGGAGCAGGTGCAGCCATGCCCTGCTGTTGCTGCATCATAGCTTGTGCAGCTTGCATCATTTCTTGTTGCATAGCTTGGCGCTCTTCCTGTGTTGTTCTAACTTCACCTGGTATGCCAAGCATATCTGCCACGTAATCCCCTACCTTCATTGGATCAACAAGCATCTGACCTTGCGGCCCCATTGCCTGTGTAATCTGCATGAACTGCATAACACTGTTGATGTTGTCAGTGTTTCCAGCCAAGGCTAGTGGGGATACAGGAATAACCTGCACCTCCAAGCCATTGACCTTCAAGGGGAGCTCTATCATTCCCATTTCATTCATGATGGCAAGAGTTCTGCCAACAATGGGATACATGATTTCGTCTATCATTCGCCCAAATGCTGCACCTAGATTAGCAGACAGATCCTTCATGCGTTCCATGATTTCTGTTGCTGATCTGGCAGACATGGTATCAGGGGGAAGCGAATCATCAAGCAGCATCTTTTTGATATTCATACGTAGGTCATTGAGTTCTATCTGTGATAGATTGGCATCCCCCGATCTTGGTAATGGCATCAATGACGCACCCCTTGGCCCGCCATTGCTATTTACCGCAATGACAGAACCAGGCTGTATGTTGATTGTTTGTGGGTTTAGAACGCCATCATCTACTGCAGTAAACACACCGCCAATACTTAGGCTTGCATTTTTAAGTGCAAGTTCCTTCACCTTGTTAACAGTCAAAATATCAGGCAAGGCGTATAACACAGGCCCACGCCCGTATATTTCTCCAGATGCCTTCATGTAACGTGCCACAACCCAAGGAAAACTTTGCAGCTGCCTTGACACTAGCTTGTGATCGCCTTCCATTGTTGAAAGGCAATAGTAGATAAAACCATTGTTTTCATAGGTTGCTTCTAGCAATTCTATTTTTTGTGTTGGCTTTTCTTCATACTTCTTTGCTACTTCGCTTGGAATCTTGATGTCTGGGAACTCACGTTCCAGAACATTAAACGGGCGTCTAAATTTTCTGTATACAGTATTGATTTGACCATTAGGCCCTTCTTCAAAACACACATGATAGGCGGGCACACATGTAAATTTGATTGGCTTTGTGTCATCACCAGATGGCTGGATAAGCATACAGGCAGTGCCAATAGCTAGATCCAGAAGCATTTCACCAATAGCTAGGTCAAACCCAGATTGGCGCATAACACCAAACATAGTTTCAGAATAGAAGTCTAAAACCCTTTGTGTTTCTATGTGTTGTTCTTGCGGGATACGGTTCCCCGGAGCTAGGCGACACCAGTTTCTTTGTGGAGGAAACAGACTCGATTGGATTCTGTTAGCAAAGCGCGCTGTACTATGAATTGCTGTGCTGTCAAAGACCCTTTTGTTCTTCCTAGTTCCGGGGGTTTCTGCTTCATAAAAGCCATCATAAAGATTGCGCATGGGCAAAGCAAATTCATATGCCTGCTCATATTCTGACCGCCAATGTTCCTTATGCGTTTCTGCAGCTTTGAAGCGTTTTTTAATTTCTTTTAGGGGAAGTTCTGCCATGTCATGCCTTCTTATGCCTATTGGCAAAGTTGCGGGCAGCTTCTACAGATCCAAACCCCCATGCTTTTAGGGCTAATGCTTTCCTTGTAGGTGTGCCATCTTTGTTTTTCATTGGCCCCTTCATTCCTGCGAATCTGGCAGCAAAGGAAACTCTGCGCCCATCAGTCCCAGTCCGTTGGGGTTTTTTAAGGTTAGCACCTTCTGTTCTTTTGAAGTGCTTCCTGCCTGCTTCATTCAAGCCACCACTAGGGTTTTGAAACCTTTTAGCTACCATTGCCCTTATCTTCATGCACAGGTTTAGTATGCTTTGGATTTCTTATATATTTTTTAGCCATGTTACCCCCTTGGGTTTCTTACACTAGGCCCTAGTGTTGACTGTGTGTTCCCGCCTTGCGGCCCAGATTGTCTAGATGTATCCATCAAAACAGAACCACCGCCACGCCTTGCACGCCTGCTTGCAGCAGATCTGCGGATTTCTTTGCCGCGTTCTTTTTCTGCAGCCTTTTCCCGCCTAGACAGTGTTTCATCAACTACTGGGTCAGGTGGTGGTGGAGCTTTTGGTGATCTAAATATTCCGCCCATATTAATACCTCGCCATCATATAATAATCAGTTCCTTCTGGGCCGTACTTTTGTAAGACCCCTTCATGATTAAAATAACATCTTTCTGCCCACTTTAGAGCCAAAGCATTTTCAGAGCTGACTGTGATTTGCAGGCGTTTCATACTATGTTTGCTCATAGCGTAGTCAAAAATCCGCATAGATGCCCTATGAAATGGGATAACATATTTGCGTATATTTTCTGTTGTTGGGATGAGCCATGCTTCATAAACACCATTCCACATGTATGTAAATCCAAAACAACATACCACTTGCCCATGACCTACACCTGTGAAGGCAGATCCTTCTGGTGAATGCGATGCAAGCACACCTGCATAGTTTTTATACATTCCATACCATTTAGCATCGTGTTCATTTAGATGCAGCATGTGCATATGGTTTTCATTCCAATCCACAATTTTGTGGTCTGGATAGTCTAACCCAGTGATTTCATTTAGTTCAGCTGTTGAAAACATCAAAATCCAATACCCTTGCATTGTTTGCCATGCCCATAGGTTGTGCCCTTCTGGTCATGCCTTTGTGCTCACCACCCCCTAAAAACAGATAGGCAGCTGCATCTGCCACGTGGGAATGTTCATTTTTTACAGGCGTATCCCTAAAGCGTTCCTGCCCTGCCCCTACAGACACACGCTTAAAATGGTAGCCACCTGCCAAGGCTTTGCGTAATCGCACACACTTTCGATCAAGCAGAAAGCCAGGCTTGCCTTCTATAAGCCTTCCCATAGGAATTGCCATAGCTTCACGTCTTGTTCTAAAATCATTTGTATGTGTGGGTTTGGCAAGAATCCCATGCTGCTTTAGATGATCAAAGGCAGTAGATT